CATTCCTGCTTTACTTTCTGCCGGTGATCGTCGCGGGTATCCGGAAGGTGCAGGCATGGGGCGGCTTGTTCGCCCTGAATTTACTACTCGGATGGACGGTCGTAGGATGGCTTGGCGCGCTGATATGGGCCGCCTCAGGGGAGACAGAATCCGAGGCTAAATCTAAGGTGATCGACTACGCTAAACTCGCCGCCGCGATGCGCGAATCAACTCATCAGCCCGAGGCCACCGCCCAATATCTGCCCAACGGTCCCGCCCCGCTCGATGTCCTCAAGAATGATCTGGATGACCGGACCGCGCAGGCTGTCGGTGATGTTCCCCGTGCTGCTGGTAGCCGTGCCGCCCACTGGCTGCGAGGATTGGTTGATAATCTGGACCACCGGCGCGTTTCCGCCGCCGGAGATGGCTCCCTTGACGGCTCCGGCACCCTTGCCGCGAAACAGTCCGCCGACTAACCCGAGAATACCCGCCGCCGCGCCGCCCTGCCCCGCCGAACTCTTGCCCTTACCTCCGCCCGGCATGTCGTTGCTTCCCACTATCATCGAGACAATTTCCTTATCCATCGCCTGTTCTAGCGCCTTGCGGATGTTCTGCCCCACCTCCAGCCACCGCTTACCAAGCGTGCCCGTGCCTTCAATTAGCGGGTCGATCGCCGAATGCGCGAGCGACTGCATCTCCTGACTTACGAGCCTAGCCTGCTTCTGTGTCTCTTCCATCGTGCTCGTAATCTCGTGTTGAATTTCCGCGTATGCATCAAAGCCAGCAGGCCCAAGTTTGAGATATTCCGCCGCGAGCGCCTGGAGTTGCACGATCTCCTGTTGATGCTGCGCCTGCATATCCGCATCGGCTGTACGCGGATTGATGGCGCCAGTTACTTCCCGCTGCGTGATCGAGTCCTCCGATGTCGACGCATCGCGCTTTTGGAAATCCCGCTTTTTATTCAGCGCGTCTAACTGCTGCTTTGTGACCCAATCGGCCATCGACGGCATAGTCCGGTCAATCGGCTCGGGTTTATCTTCCTCCAATTCATTTTTCTTAAACTTCTCAATCTCGCTGTGCGCCGTCCGCGCCCCAGCCGCGGCAAGGCTCGCCTGTTTTTGCAGGATCGCATCGTACTGATCGGAACCTTTCTTGAATGCGTCGATACGCTTGGCCCAAAATTCATACTCGGCCTTTGCTGTCATATCGCCGCTAATCTTGAGTTGATTCAGCGCAGCCTCGTCCGCCTTCAGTTTGGCTTCGGCGGCCTTTCGCGCTGCTTCGGCGGCGCCTGGATCTTGAAGGATCAGGCCTTTGCCGGGCTTTTTGTCTAACTCTGCGGCCTTCTCCGAAGCGTCTTTCATGGCTTCGCCGTACTTGTGCATCAGGCCGGTCGCGGTGTTGATGTCTTGAGCGTTTTTTACCAGAATGTCGCCGCCCGCACCATATCCGCTGGTAATCGGGTGCAGCTTTTGCAGGTTGGCGCTGTCGGCTTTCAAGAGTGCGGCGCGATCCTGCTGAATAAGGAAGGCTGCCGCCGCCGCCGCCTGAGACTGCGCATAGTATTCCCGTTCCAGCGCAAGCTTCTTCGTTTGATAGTCCTTCAGCGAGACTAGCCCTTTGTCGTGCCGGGCGTTCAACTCGGTAAGGGAAGCCTGGGCGGAACCGGCGGCGTCGGTGGCCTTTCCTCCGGCCGCATTGAGATCCTTCCCGGTAAGCCCGTAGGTGCTTTGGGGAATAAAGCCCACATAGCCCGACGTGTTTGAGTCTCCACCGAGCCCTTTCAACTGGCGCGCCTTCTCAATCAGCTTCTCGATAAGGGTGGCGGCCCCAATCAGCGACGGGCCAAGGCTATTGGTGAGCGAGATCGCAAGGCCCTGCATCGCTCCATCGAGTTCAACGCCGGCGCGGTGCATCTCCTGTAGTTTTGCTATTCCCGCCGAGTCAAGTACCAACCCGAGTGATTCAGCCTCCGCCTTCATCTTCGCAAGGCCGGCGCTGCCCTGGTCTAAAATCGGGATCAAGTCCATGCCGGTTTTACCGAACAACTGCACAGCAATCGCGGCCTTCTGTGGACCGTCCGGCAACACTTGAAACTTATTGGCGATGATCTCCAGCATCCCATACAGGTCATTGGAGTGCTGGCGAACCTCGTCCTGCGCGATACCGAGTCGGGCAAACGTCGCAATTGAAGGCTTTGAATTCTCTTCCACGCCCAGCATCTCCGTGGAGAGTTTCTTGCTGGCACGCTGCAACGACTCAAACGAAACCCCGGTCATATCGCTTACGTATTTGAGTCCGCTCAGGGTTTCGGTGCTGATTCCAGTCTTTTCGGAGAGGTGACCGATCTCCATCCCTAATTCGACGCTAGTGTTGATCATCTCCTTTACCTGCGAGACGACAGCCCCCATCGAGAACCCGATACCCACAGCGCCCAGCGCGTTGCGTAGGGTCGACCCCATACCCTCGAAGGCGTTGCCGGTTTCCTTCGCCTGCGCCTTCATCTTATCCATGTGCGCGGTGACGCCGGCGAGCACGGCGCCCGTTTCATCCTTCGCGCCGACGATAAATACCAGAGACGGGTTAGCCATTCTTCACCTCGATAGCTTGTGGTTCTGCGGGCTGCATCTTCGCCAGTTCGCGCGCGGCATCATCCGGCGTCATCCATTCGGGCTCATCAGCTTTGCGTTTACGTCCGCGCGGCTCTTTCTCGCCCAGCAGTTGCGCGGGCGTGATGGTTGCGCCTTCCTTTAAGTGCGGTTGCAGCAGATAACTCACCACCCAGGCCAGGTCGCGCTTCGATTGCTTCATGCGTTCCGTGTACCCCTCGATAGTCAAGGCGAGCTCGGCATACGTAAGGTCATAGAATGCCGCCGCAGTCATGCCGATCTGACCGCAGCACAGCCGGTAGGCTTCTTCCCACGTCCACAGCTTCGGTTTACGACTCCGCCGCTTTAGCTTGCGCGCGGAGTCGGGGTTTTTCCCAGCGGCACGCCATACCAGCGGGCAATTTCCTCAGCCACGGCGGCGGCTGCGCGCATCACGTCATCTCGCTGCTCGATCAGTTCGCCGACTGCTTCAATCGTCAACTCTTCGCCGCGCTTGTTCGCGCCGTCCTGCAGCATCGCCCATAAATACACGCGGAGTTTCTCGTAGTCGACGCGAAACAGCTTCTCTGGCTCCGTACCTTTGGGCGCACCCTTCGGTACGGGCTTCTCGCCGATCTGCTCCCACACGTCCGCGCCATCCTTGCCCGCCTCGCGGATGAGCAATGCGGCGTTGAGGTTGAAACGCAGGGTGAACGTCCGCTCGCCGAGCGAGAGAGTTACCGGAGTGGTGCGAAGCTGCACGGCCATGATTGCGACTCCTGAATTTCAAAAACAAAGGACGACAGCTTGTTGCGCTGTCGCCCTTGTGGTTGGTGCCTGAGCGGGAGGCGACGGGGTCAGCCGCGCTTCTGTCTGCGGCAGCCGCCCGGTTTACAGGACTTGAATGCCCATCCCGCAGAGCGCCCCCGGCCAGGACTTCTTTACGCCTGGGCCGTCTGCGTCAATGCCCCGGCGCACTTGATGGTGATATCGAGCGTCTGGACACCGTTGTTGGTGGTGCCCCCATGCTTGTACCCGGTGATCGTGAAGGGGCCGGTGTACGACATCTGCCCAGTCAACTTCTCCGGAAAGAACACGCCGGCGCATACCGTCTGGTTGGCGATCGCAGAGAAGAGTGCCACCTGCGATGCGTCGCCTTCGACGTACACCTGTTTCAGCGTGCCGTCCCAATCCAGCATGCCGGTGAGGTAGTCTTTCCACCCGGCGGAGTCGTGGTCCGATCCGTCCAGCGCCTCGCCCTTGATATCGAGCGACCACTCGGCCAGAGCCTTAGCCTGAGTGGACGCGCCGCCGAGCGGCGTAAAGCTGAACTGCGACTTGAAACCTTGAATTTTATGAGCGACAACCGGCATGGGCGTAATCTCCGTGGTGCGAATCAGGTTCGCGTGTAGCGTTACTGTTGTTATGCGGGAGAATAGAAAAACCCGGCAAACTTCACCGGTTTCCGTTGATTACGAGTGTGCCGGCTGGGACCATTCGATCTCGGCATGTCGCGGACGCCCTTGCACAGTTTTGTGAAGGCGCAGCAGTATTTCCGCCGTTTCGCAGGAAGCCTGAAATGCTTCTGCCATTGCGGGATCGTCCTGTATTCTTTGCGCTTGGTTCGCGTAGAACACGACGGCGGCTTCAACGGTCGGGAACAGGAGATTTCTTGTGTCGAACTGGTTTGCCATTGTGAGTCCTCTAGATCAAAGGCAGCGGCGCCTGCTTCGCTACAGTGCCCCGCCAGTCGGTAAATGCGGCGTCGCACGATTCTTGTGCCAGGCCGATCATGCCGTCCGGTCCGAGAAAGAAGTACCCATCGTCGGAGTGCGGGCAGAGGCTGTCGGGGAAGTGAACCAATCCGCGCGGCGTCATCACCCCCAACGCGGGCGCAGCAACCGGCGCGGGCGCGGCGGGCGGCGCGGCTTTATGATGAAACGGCCACATGGCGAACAGCAGTACCAGAAACTTCATTGGCGACCCCTGTTACGAGGATTGATAAAACTGGTTGACGGTGGGATCAGCGCGGCTAATCTGATACATCACATCGAAATCGAGGTCGAGCGCGACCACATCCTGCCCACCTTCGGCGATAGTCCACTTAGATCCGGTGAGCCGCGCATCTTGCACGATCCCGCCCAGCGTCTCATCCGCCATGATTTGCTGATGGGCGAAGACGGCGAGCAGCTCGGCGGCCAGATCCACCTCCGCACCCGAGCGCACCAGGCATTGCACGCGCAGCGACAAAGTCACAGCAAGGGTGTCGCGGTCGTTGGCGTCTTCGCTGTACTTTTCATCGATCGGCCACACATTGAAGGCGGGGGACTCGTCCTGGGTGAATTGCTCGGTGCGCGCGCGCCATGTACCGCCGGTGGCGGGCGATGGGTCGGTGGCGAGCGCGATGACCACCGCGGCAACTGCCTGGCTGCGAATACTGGTGCTCATTGCGGCCCTTTCAGCTTGAACTCGGTAAAGCCGCCGTCGTCCAGATAGGTGCGCTCCTGTACGGTGTAGTCGCGGCCGTTGACGGTGATGGTGTCCTTCGGCTTGGGCATGGGATCGAGCGAGATGCTGCCAATCTTGATTACCGCGCCGCCGAGCTCGACCCTGGTGCTGCCGAAATGCTCGCTCGACGATGGATTGTCGAGCAGCGCCACTGTCATCTGCGTGCCATACAGCACGGGCACGCCGAAATCTTTGAAAAACACGCCGCTTACGAAATCGCTATCACCGAGCATGATTACTTCTTACCCGCGGTTGCGGAAGATGCGCCAACCTCGACAGGCATGAGCCTAAGCAGGTAGCAGGCAGCCAGGCGCGTGCCATAGTCTTTCGCGGCCGGGTTGGGGTTGGCGAGGTGTCCGCCGTTGTAGCAATAGCCCACCTCGGCGATGCGGGCCGGTCTGAAATGCGCCAGCAGTTTATTCAGCGCGAAGACGCCGGCGCGCATCCCGGTAGCGAGGTCGTTGAAGTCGGCGGGCCGGACTCCCGGCGGCGCATTGCAGAACATCACCTGCATGGGACCGTAGCTATAGGCCGCAGCGGGGCCGTAGAGACGCAGCAGCGGAGCTTGGGTGAGTGAGTCCGCATAAGCGCCTCCGGCGTCGTAGGCTGGCTCGTGGCGCGGCGTACAGTTGACTCCAAAGCTGGACTCATTACCACAGATGGCCCACAGCAGGCTTGCGGGGTCGACGCCGGGCGGCACGTTCTTGAGCAGCGGCCCGAGCGTGCGGCACATCGAGGCCACGTCGGACGGCAGAAACTTTGTTACGGTCACAGCCATGCGGCACCTCTCAAAATGGGATATCTGCGTCAGTGATGGGGGTGGCGGCGTACTCGGTATTCATAATCACGCGATCGTCGTCGGCGTGGCCGGTGGCGTCAGATACGGCGCGGCTACCGGTCGGCGAGCCCAGCAACGTGAGGTCGTTGACGATGATCTGGGTGCGGTACTTCTTTTCGCCGGTGTTTTTGTCGTCCCAGCTTTGCGTCTGCAGCTTGCCTTCGATGTGGAGCTTCGCGCCTTTGGGCGCGTAGTCGCGGACAATCTCCGCGGTGCGGCCGAACGCAATACAGGAATGCCACTCGGTAGAGTCCTGCCAGTTGCCTGCCGAGTCTTTCTTACGATCGGCGGTGGCGAGCGAAAAGGTTGCAATCACCATGCCGCCGCCGGTGGTGCGCAGTTCCGGCGTCTTGCCCACGTTGCCCAACAGAAAAACCTTATTGATACCCTTCGCCATTGCTCCATCCCTCAGTTGCCGGTTGTGGTTTTCACGCGCGCGAGCGTGTCGAGAACTTGGTTGCGGGCCCAGGAATTGAACCTGGCAAGGCTGGCTTATGAGACCGGACCGTCTCCGTGACTACCCGCAGAAAATTGGTGGAGCGGCACGTTGATGGCCCGACGCGCCGCCCCGATTATCCAAAGGGAGGACATTGACCCGACCGGCCTGCAAGGATGGCCTACGTCCCCGCGTGCTAACGGAAAGTACCGCGCGTTCGCATGACGGCCCTTATGCGGATGAGTGATCCGCTGCCTCGGTAGCCAGTCTCGGCGCCCTCGCCGATGGAAACTTTTAGCGAGTGGCCTGCTTCGGCTCGATTACCGCAACAAACTCCACGCGCTCGATTGCTTTGCTGTAGGTCGCTTCCGCAAGCGGAAGGTCTACCGTGTCGCCCTTACTGAGCGGAACGCCCTTGATAACCTGGTCAACCAGCAGCCGGACCCGCTGCGTCTTACTGCCGCCGCTGCTATAGAAACGGTCTGCTGAGATGTGCGCCATAACTGAAATTCCCTCTTTGACTTTCGGCGTGGCGGAGATTGTTTTCTCCGCCACGCCCCTCGTCCGTTCTCTTCTTCGGTTGGGGTTTGTGTTTAGGCGACTGCGACCGTGAGGCAGGCGACGAATGCGGTGATGTGGCGGATCTCCACATCGAGCAGCATGCGCTCGGTGACGACGTAGATACCGCCGGCAGCCTGAGTGAACGGGTCTACGATCAACTCGCTCGCGCCATAGTCGGCGACGATCAGGTTGGAGAAGTCGCCGAAGATGGCCGCGTGCAGGTTGTTGACAGCGCTGTAAGTGAGGTTCTTGGGTAACTGGTTGGTGACGCCAGCCTTGTAGCCGAGCGGCCCAGTCTCCAGACCTTCAGGATCGCGCTGGTTGGAGTTCCAGATCGGCATCGCGTAGCCCGCTGCGAACATCGGCGTACCCTTGGCCAGCGCACGGGTTTCTGGCGTGACCAGGAAGCCGGCGTTTGCGGAGTCGGCATTGGCCGCGGCCAGCACCGATTCCATCGCGAGATAGTCGAGGTAGCTGAGCGCCTTGCCGGTGCTGGTGAGCGCCGTGCCGCTGGACGTGACGGTTGCGAGGCCGCTGGTCTGCAGCATGCCGACCGGGTTCGCGCCGCCTGTTGCGCCGTTGATGGACGCGAGGTCGATGGCCAGGTTGAGCACCTTCGCGCGATCGCGAGCCAGCATGCCCTCGACATCGACCGAGCTCTCCGCGAGCAGTTCCACCGTGTAGGCGTTCTGCATCGAGAGCCGCTTGGGCGTGATGGCGACGTAATCGGTTGTCACGTTACTCACCGAAGAGGTGGTGGTTTCCGACTGCCATGCGGCCGAGGCTGCGCTGGTCTGACGGGGCAGCCGGATAATGCCCGACAGTCCGCCGAGACGGGTTGCGCCGAGCGCCAGAACGCGCGCGCGGTTGCGGTACATCTCGATCAGTTCGGGCTCCGTGAAGGTGCCGACAACCGAGGTGAGAGCGGTGAGGCCCGAACCCGTGGCGCTGGCGGTCTGAGTACGGGTGACCGAGTTGGGGATAAAGAGTCCGCCCGTGGTCTTGCCGAGCCGCTTGGAGATTTCCGCAGAGACTTCGCGCTCCAGCTTGTCGTCTTCCGGCGCGAAGGCGGTTGCCTTGTAGTCGCGAATGGCGGCACGGTGGGCGCGCGCGAGCGAGTAACGCTTCGCGTCTTTGCCTAGATCTGCGAGCACGGCAGAACCGGCGGTTCCGACCTTGTCCGCTTCGTTCGCGGCGATGATCTTACGGGAGACGGACTCGGCGAACGCCTCGGCGGAAGTGTTCGCGGCGATGGCCTGCCGTGCTTCATCGGTCGAGACGTACTTGCTGAAGTCCTTATCGGACGCGATCGCCATAATGCGGTCGCGCCGGGCGAGTTCTAGGATATTCGCATCAGGCTGCGTCACTTCGGGCATTGTTCTTACCTCAATAACTACGGGAATTGCCGCGGGTGCGGCGGGTTGAACTTCGGGTGTTGCAACGCTGCGGCGAACGGTTTCAACCGCAACCGGAATCAATTGACCAACTGCGCGATCAACTCCGACCGTGCAATCCATCGGAACCGTGACAAGGGAAACTTCCAACGGCTCCCAGTCATCCACCAGCAGCGTGTCTTCCTCGCTGGGAAACTCGCCCACCTGGTCGCGGGTGATGTGATAAATGGCGTAGCCGATACTTACGTCGACCAGCACACCGGCGGCGTAATCTGCCTTCTTTTCCTGCGCCAGCGGAGACGGGCCGAAGAAACCCTCGACCATCAGCTTTTTGTTTTTGATGGAAAACTTATCGGTGCGGCCGAGATGCGCGTCGCGGTCGTGATTGAAGAGAGCGGCGACGCCCCGCTCCAGCCGCTGCGTGCGGATTGCCTTCGGCGCGTGCGAAAGAACTTCGGTGCCGAACCACTGCCGTCCAGGTTCCTCGCTGGAGATGGAGAAGGCGAAGCGGTTGTCGTCCGCGCCGTCTTCGGGCGTTTCGCGTGCGATGCGCACTGTGCGGTATTGCACGCCGAGAGATGCGGGAATGATGGTTGCGGTGCTCACACGTTGGTTATGCGGGAGAATGGAAAAACCCGGCAAATTTCGCCGGGTTTCTCTTCCCACACTCGTATTGCAGGGTTAGCTTGGTTCGTTGAGCAGTCCGAGGCGGCGCTGCTGGCGGCCGTCTTCGGCCAGTTCTTTCTTCGCCTTTTTCGGTGGCTTGGTGGATGGCGGTTTCGTCTTCGCCGGTTTGGTGGAGGCCGGTTTTTCGGGCGCGGCGGGTGCGTCGGGGCTGGCCGGCGCGTCCGGCTCGCCGTCGTTGATCTCGCTGGTGGCTTCGCCGCGGATGTCTGTTCCAACCTCGATACCCAGTTCGTCGGCGTATTGCTGCTCGGCCGCGAGTTGACGGTAGACTTCGCGCCAGTCTTTACCCTGCGCACTCAGAATCTCTTCATGCGTCTTGAAGGCGTTCTGCACGCTGTCGATGTTGGCCTGGGTGTCTTTGAGCGGGTCAACCCAGTCCCAGCGCCGCGGCATGAACTTCACGGCGTCTTCGTCGGTGTAGCGATCAACGTCGAACGGCACGCCCTCGATTGCGTTATTCAACAGCGCGGCCCGCACCCAATCTTCGTACACCGGCTGAATAACCTGCTCGATCAGCACGCGCTGCAGTTCCATGAAGTAGTCGCGTTCTTCCTGCACTCCGAGCCGGCCGGAAGAGAAGTTGACGCCGGCCAGGTCGTTGCCGAGTTCGTGGTACGCGACGTTGAGGCCCGAGGCAATCAGCCGCAGCGAGCGCTCGACAAATGGCGCGAAGGTGCCGGTGGGCTGGTTGGGCGTCTGATTGTTGAGCGTCTGATTCGCTCCGAGGATGGCGATAGTTCCGCTCTCCATCTCAATCTTGGCGGAGCCGTCCTGATTCTCGCCGTCGCCATCGTACTCGGGCGCGCCTTCCTTCTGTTCAATGGAAGCCAGCAGCGATGCGGCGGTGCGCGCGCCGACCAGCGCGGCGTCGAAATACTTATCAAGCTGGTTGACATCGTAGAGCGCGGGTGCCGCCAGCGGATAGCCGCGAGACTGGCCCGGCCGGCGGATGACATAGGAGTGATACACCTGCTCTGCAGGTACTCGCTTGCAATTCGCGGTACCAAATCCAACCTCGTTCGGGTTGCCGTCGAAGAGGTGGTAAGCGATCGGCTTTTGGTACGGATCGAGTTCCACGCCCATGCGGATGGTCGGCGAAGACGGGCTACCGACGCGGTTGATGGCCTCGTTGAGTTGGTCGGCGTCGATCAGTTGCAGCGAGAAGCCAAACGGGTTTTGCGATTTCGGCACGTAGACGCGGCGCAGCAGATAGTCTCCGTCGCGCCCCATCGCATCCGCCCACAGGTTGCACAGGTCTTTGAAGCTAAGGTTGCCCTGGACGGTGCAGAACTTTCGGGTACACCACTTGCGCCACGCCTTATGTAGCGCCAGGTTGATCTTGTCGTCGTAGATCTCGGTGGCGTCGGGCGCCGAGCGCAGCTTCTCGATTTTGAAATTGAGCTTGATCCCGTGAGCGCCGACGATGTTGGTGCGGAGCATCTGAAGGAATTTTGAAATGATGGGCGAGTTGATGGCGCGCTCGCGGGCGCGGGCTCGCATCTTCGTGAGCCCATTGAATAGATCCTGGTCTGCCGACCGGCGGACGGTGGACCAGTCGCGCGTGAGGCGGTCGATCTTGGCGGAGGCAAAGCCACCATTCGCGCCGCCGATCAGCGCGGAGGAGTTCTGCGGATTCATGGAGCGCTTGCCGGTACGCAGGCTGACGCCATCGCGGCGCGCATCCGATAGGTCGAGAAAAGTCATGCCGCTCCTTTTACGTGCTGGTGCCGAACGAGACGCGCGCGGTGCGCTTGGGAACAAACTCGCCGGAGTTGATCTGTTCCTGGCGGTACTCGGTTTTGAATTGCGCGCGGAGTTCGAGCAGTTCGGTGCGCTTCATGTACTGCACGCGGCGGCCGTGGACTTCGTACTCCTGCACCAGAATGGAGGTGTCGCCGTCGATTGCGGCTTCTAAGGCATCCAAAGTCCGCTTGACGAAGCTGCGCGAGTCGATCGTGCCAACGCCGCCGGCGATGTTGGGAGTAATCAGCACGGATTCGAGTTCAAAGGTTCGCTGCTCGCTGGTGGCGGAGTTGGTGAGGATGGCGTAAATGTCATACTTGCCGGCGACGATAGCGGCGGTCTGCGTGCCGGTGGCGGCAACATTGAACGCCTGGCCGTCGCTGGCAGCGGAGGTCGCGCCGGACGGGAAGGCGAAGCGTGCGACGCCGGGGCCGTTCAGGATGTATTGCAGCGCCCAGGCGCTCGACGGGAAGCCGTCAAAGGCGCGCTGCCACTTCCACGAGTCGCCGGCGCGGAGTTCTGTCGGCTCGGGCAGAGGTCCGCCGGGCGTGTCGAGAAAGTTGGGAGTATTCGGCGTAGTGCTCACGCTGTGACGATGCAATCAGCGGGGAGAATAGGGCAAATTAGCGCGAACTAGCGGCGCGCAATGCGTCCGCCGAAGGCTTCAGCGAGGCGCTTGGCTCGATTAGAGACTGGCTTGGGCGGCGTAGCGGGCGGATGCTCTTGAGCGGACGTTTCGGGCGGCGCGGTGCTGTCAAGAGCAGGCGGCGGC